GCCTACCCAGCAAGTTCAGTAAGTAATCGTTATACCCAAATCTTTGAGTACATGTTCGTCTTTGCCAAAGGTCAGGCTCCCAAACACCTTATCTGCGATAAACCAAATAAGTGGGCTGGCTTTAAGGATTTTTCTGGAAAGCTCAAGAACCCAGTTCCAGATTTCTCACCTAGAAACAATATCTGGAAGTACACAACATCATTCAACGGAGTGAAGCACCCTGCTCCATTCCCTGAATCTTTGGCCCAAGACCACATCCTTAGTTGGAGTGATGAAGGCGCCACTGTCTACGACCCATTCATGGGAAGTGGAACGACAGCCAAGATGGCTGCCCTATCTAATAGAAATTTCATTGGTAGCGAGGTGAGTAGTGAGTACTGCGAACTAGCCAATGAAAGACTCAATAAAACAAATGACGAAAGAAGGAAATAATGAATCTAGACAACTGGACACAACCGTTTGAGATTGCCTTTAAGTTTGCTATGTTCTCTTTAGGTTGGCTACTTGTATTACTAATCGGGTCTTTTGTACTTGCAATTTCAGTCGCGCTTCTGAAATCTATCCCTGCTTTGTTTAAGGGTAAAAAGAAGTTAAAAAAGTCTAGCCTAGAAGATACCTATAACGATGCTATGAATCGACTTGCTAATACAAAAAACTTCAAGGTTGTAAAAGACGAGGAATAATCTTGTATATCGAGTTTATGTCAATAACTGATAAAGCATATGTAAAGAAGGGTTATTTTTTCCATGACAGAGAGTAGCAAAATTGCTTACTGCTATGCCCGCGTCTCTACTCAAATGCAGGTTGATGACGGGGTCAGCCTAGACGCTCAAGAAAAACAACTGAGGTATGCAGCAGAATCTCAAGGCTATGAAGTAGAGATGCTTCGTGAAGAGGGTCGTTCTGGGAAAAACATCACTGGGCGACCTGTATTAACTGCTGCATTAGCGAGTCTTGATAAAGGTGAAGCAGAGGCTTTGTTTGTGACACGTCTTGATAGACTTGCTCGTTCTACCAGAGACTTTCTTAGTATTGTTGATCGCTCACATAAGTATGGGTGGCGTCTGGCACTTCTCGACCTTGGTTTAGATACTGCTACATATCAAGGTCGATTTGTAGTAACAATAATGAGTGCCATGGCAGAGATGGAAAGAGGGATGATTTCACTTCGCCAAAAAGATGTTCATCAAGATAGACGTGATAATAAAAAAGTATGGGGTGTTGATTTAGGACCACTACCTTTAGTAGAAAAATCAATTTCAGATAGAATATCTTCTGATAGAGATTTAGGTCTTTCATATAAATCAATAGCAGAAAAACTTAATAGCGATGGAGTAAAGACAGTTTTAGGTGGAGTTAAGTGGTATCCATCAACTGTACGACATATTTATTTAAGGAAATAAACAGGGTAAAGTATAATTAAGGCATAATTTAGTAAAACCCTACCCCTGGGGGTCATTGATTGAATAACTTTAAACGCAAAGTTTTAATGCTCCTTGGGTCAATTCTATGTATTACAGTTTTTTCAATAATGTCACCAGACAGCGCAAGGGCTGCAGATAATCAAGAGCAAGTGGTTGTTAGTCCTGCCCAGCAAGCAGTTGACACGGCTATTGCTACAGCAGTGGCTGAAGTTACACAAGCAGCACAAGCATCAGATACAGCAACAGCAACCATCGCGACTGCAGTAGCAGCAGTAACAACATCTAATACAGCGGTAGCAACAGCAACTACTGCGGTCACAACGGCAGTAGCGGCAGTTGCAGAAGTTGCAAATACAGCACCCATAGTTGCAACAGCAACAGTAGTAACGCAAGACGTTACTACCGCAGTAACTGCGGTAACCACAGCAGTAGCTGCAATACCAGTAACTGCAACAACAGCAACTCCAGAAGTAGCCGTTGCACAAGCAGCAGTTACCGCTGCAACACCAGTTGTAGTAGCGGCAGCAGAAACAGTTGTATCAACGTCAAATACCTTGTCAGCAACTCCACTTACTACAGTTGCAGAAGTTGCAGCAGCGGTAGCAACAGAAACTGCACAAGCAGTAACAGCAACTACTGCAGTTCAAACTGCAGTAGTTCAAGTACAAGAGGCAACAGCAACAGTAGCAACTGCAACGACTGCAGTAGCAGCAGCAGTGACTGCAACTACAGAGGCACAAACACAACTAACCCAAGCAAACGTTGCAATCAACACTGCGCAGGATGCAGTTAACGCGTTAAGCGCGACTATTGGAACGTCTGCAAATGTTCTAGCCAACACAGACGACGCAGGCATTCGCATGAACCTACCGTTTAACTTACAAATGGGCGGGGTCGTTTACACAAATGTTTACGTTAGCTCCAACGCAACAATTACGTTTGGTGTTAATGAGGGGCAAAATTATCACTCTACTCCCAACGCACCTTCAATTTCTGTAGGAGGATACGACTGGACGACGTGGAGTGCTGGCTCTGGAGTTACCTACTCAACAACAACTAATACCCTATCTATCGCATGGGATGTTCGCGTTTATCCTTTAACTACAGCAGATACTCAGATGACGCAGATTAGATTTAATGCGGACGTTAACCCACAAGATGGTGCGTGGGCAGCAGACGTAAACGTTACTGGTGTTATACCAGCGGGTGCTCGCTTTAACGTACGAGAAACTACAGGCGGAACAGTCACCGCTATAGCAGACACAAACTCAGGACCTGGATTTAACGGAACAATCAGCCAAGGCGCTGCATTTACTCCAACTCCAGACCCAGACACTGCGTCCATTCAAGCAGCTATCGACACAGCTAACGCACAAATTGCAACACTTAATACTCAGGTCACTGCAATTGTTGCAACAAATACAGCAAATACAAATACAGTTATTGCACCAGTAGCAACTGTTTCACAAAATACTGTGACTGCATTAGAGACAGCAACTACAACATTAACTACAAAAGTAGCAGACATTGCAGTTGTTTCCGCAGCAGTTGAAACAGTATTGACAGCACCAACAGTTGTTGCTGCAGCACAGACAGTAATTAATGCAATTCCTGCACCTGCGCCAGCACCTGCACCCACCCCACCCGCTTTAGTCGAGCCTCCTGCACCTGCACCTGCACCTGCACCTGCACCTGCACCTGCACCAGTTGAACCACCTGTACCAGTTGAACCACCTGTACCAGTTGAACCACCTGTACCAGTTGAACCACCTGTACCAGTTGAACCACCTGTACCAGTTGAACCACCTGCAGTAGAAGAAGAACCGCCTTTAACTGTTGAAGAAGTTCTTTCAGTTGTAGAAGAACTTGTTGCTGACGGTACTTTGACAGCGACAGATGCAAAAGCAGTATTAGATGCTCTAATGTCTGATGGAAAAATTACTGCTACTGAGACTACTACCCTAGTTGAAAACTTAATGGACGGCGGTAAGTTAACTGCCGTTGAAGAGTCGTTGATTTTAGAGGCTATTTCTTCTGATGGAAAGGTTACTCAGGCAGAAGTTGCTAATCTTTCCGAGACCCTTGCTGGAGATGGAAACTTTACAACGGCAGAAAAAGAACTTGTAGCTGAAGTGCTTATTCAGTCTGTTGCTCCTGGAGAAACCCTTACTAAAGAACAAATTCAAGATGCGGGAATTGCCTATCAAGACCTTCCAGCAGAAACTCCTGTAGAGGTTCGCGAAGATGAAAATGGCAATGAGATTGTCATAATCGCTGAGGTAGCAGCAGCGCTAGAATTGATTGCTGACCCAGGAGCATTGGTATCTGCAATATTTGATGACCCTGCACAAGCCTTACTTGCAGTAGCAAGTCTTGGTGCAGATATGTCTGAAGAAGAACGTGAAGAAGCAGGAAAGATGGTTTTAACAATTGTTGTTGCAGGTCAAGCAGTTTCGACTGCTTTAGCTGCAGCAGGAGCAGCTACAGGCGGTGCTGGTTCATCTAGCGGCGGAGGTAGTGGTGGCGGAGGTTCAGGCGGAGGTGCTTCGTCTGGAAAATCAGGAACAAGAAGGAGAAAGCCATGAAGGACTTCCTAAGAGATGTCATTGATCAGGTCTGGACTTTGCTAGGCATGTTTATTGCTTGGCTAGTTCTTGATGGATCTGCTAAGACAGTCGTGGGCTATGCCATCATCTTTGCGATGATTGTTTGGTGGGCTACATACCCCATCCGCAACGCTCGTGATGATGACGACGAATAACCCTACCTAACTTATCCTATTTAAAATAAAGAAGACGAGTCGTAAGAGCCACAGCTTAAAATCTCTAGTATGCTATAGATACAATAAACATAAGCATGATGGAGAATAATGAGTTCAGAGTTAGTGGCCCAATATAAGGTTAAAATTGAAGCACTTTTTCCACTGGCAAAAAAGGCTTACGGCTCAAGAAAACAAGACACTCCAGCCCATAGAGCAAGTAGAGAGTACACAAGGCTTTTAGTTGAGTTCTCTTCTTTAGATGGGAATCTGCCTGAACTAGCAAAAGCACTTAAAGTTGCATATCCTGGAATTAGACGAAGAATTATTATGGAAAAAGTCTCTATATCAAGTATTAAACAAGAAAGAAAAGCAGATATATCAGAATTACCCGCCGCGATAGAAAGAATAAAAAAAGCAAAAGAAGAGGGCGGATCTGTTTTTTATCACAATCAACTTACAAAAGAATATATAAATGGGTTTTCTCTACAAGATTTAGCAAAGGGTTTAGGGCTAAACTCTGCCGCTCCTTTATATTACGGAGTACAAAGAAGTCTTAGTAGAGCGAGTAGGGTTTAAGCATGGGACAAAGTTTTATGGAGAAGATATCTCTTCTTTCTCCAGAAGAAAAAGCTGCAGTTTTAGCAGACTTAGACCCAGATTTATTACTCTGGGACTGGCACTCCTGGGCACGTCCAGAACAACAACCCCCCGAAGGTGATTGGAATATTTGGATTTATCTTGCTGGTCGTGGTGCTGGAAAAACTCGCGCTGCGGCCGAATGGGTGCGTGAAGAAGCAAAATATACAAACACTGGTCAACGACGTTTTGCATTAGTTGCTCGTACTGCAGCAGATGTACGTGACGTTATTGTTGAAGGTGAATCAGGAATTATGAATGTTACGCCACCGAGTGAGCGTCCATTGTATGAACCATCCAAGCGCCGATTGACTTGGCCTAATGGAAATACCGCAACTTGCTTTACCGCAGATGAACCAGACTCACTTCGTGGTCCACAATTTTCTCACGCTTGGGGAGACGAAGTAGCTGCTTGGAGACAGACTCCAGATGCTGCTGGAATGACTGCTTTTGATAACTTGCGTGTTGGAACTCGTTTAGGTGCTAACCCAAAGATTATGATTACAACAACTCCCAAGCGTGTGCCGCTTCTTTACTCTTTATTAGAAGAAGAGAAGAAAGGTAAGAAAGTTGTTGTTACTAGAGGATCTACTATGGACAACTCTGGAAACTTGAGCTCTGCATATCTAGATACAATTTTGGGAGTTTACGAAGGAACACGACTAGCAAAGCAAGAACTCTATGGAGAAATGCTTGACTCTATTGAAGGTGCATTATGGACAATAGAGATGATAGGAAAAGGAAGACAAAATCTTCTACCAGCCCATACTCCATTAAGAGTTATTGGAGTTGACCCATCTGTAGCAGAGAACCCACGGGATTCTTGTGGAATTGTTGTTTGCGCATCTACTGCAGATAGAGATTTATACAAACGTCACGCTTGGGTTTTAGAGGATGCAACTATCCATGGTTCTCCAGAAGTCTGGGCAAATAAAGTTGTAGAGATGGCTAGGCGCTGGGGAGCACCAGTTATAGCAGAGGTAAACCAAGGTGGAGCATTAGTCACTAATGCTATTAATGCTATTGACCCAAACGTAAAAGTATTTGAGGTTCACTCTAAACACGGGAAGCAACTTAGAGCAGAGCCAGTAGTTCTTGCATATGAACAAGAAAGAGTTCATCATATTGGATACATTGCCGAGTTAGAAGACGAAATGACTGCATGGATTCCTGGTGAAGGAAAGTCTCCAGATAGAGTAGATGCCTTAGTTCATGCTTTAACTGCTCTACTCATTAAACCACCTAAAGGATTTATTGGTGGAAAGTTAACTGCAAAATCCCCTGCTGCCAGAAGACTTCCTAGTTTTAGAGGCGGCATGGGCGTTC